TATAATGGTAATCCTCGCAAGAAGATTAGTAGTATGGCTCATACTTCAATGTTCCAAGATGTACTTGAAGCAAACCAGAAAGGTTCTGATACTTACTTCTATATTAATGGTGGGCGTAAGCAATATGCTATAAATCAAATAGTCGCATGTTTCTGCGATATGGATGCTGGGCGTGATGATGAAGGTAAGTATTTTAAGCCTAGCGTTGTAATGAAGCACAAAGAGCGGTTCTTGGAAAAGATCAATAGTTTTCCAGTTCCACCATCTTGGGTAGTAGATACTCGTAATGGGTATCAGTGCTATTGGATTCTGACTGCTGAAGATAGAAATGTCAATAAGACTACTTGGAAGGGTGTGCAAAAGAAACTTGCAAATCATTTCGGTGGCGATCCTTTGGCAATCAAGATTAATCAGATTTTCAGAGTACCTTATACTTGGTGGCGTAAGGGGTGGGAGGGTAAGGCTCCTTACTTTACTAGCATACTTCCCGGTAGTGATGGTCATACAGTACGATTTGACGATCTGAAAAATGCTCTTGATGGAACATCGGCTAATATTAATTATCGTGACATTAGCAAGAGTAGTAATGCTTGGTTTGATGCTTGGAAGGTGGTTGCTGACGAAGCAGCAAGCAACGGCACTCCGGTAGAAAATATGAACTGGAATGAGCGTAGAGAATTGCATCGCAAGGTTGCTGATGTTGTTTTCCAAGCAACTCATGGTGCTAGTGATCAAGGCGTAGCCGTGATGAACAAGGTTCCTTCTTATGACGTAGAATCTGCGATTCGTAATTATAAGGAAGATACTAGTAGTACTAATACTACTGATAGTATTATGAATCATGCAAGGGCTGTGATGGGTTCAGTCAGTCAAGATCGTGCTGATGAAATGGTTCAAAGAACTGTTGGCGAACCTCAACCAGTAGCACCCGCTGCGGTCGATACGGGTAGTCTGCCAAGTGTTGATTTAAACGCTGACACTCAGCAGACGTTCCTTTTAAAGAAAACCGTTGAGTTCCTCAATCAAGTCTCTACACCGCTATGGTTCAGCAAGAATCACTTCCTAAGTCGGGCTGCACGGGAACTGGCTGATGAAATTAGCGATAAGTTTTGCATAGGTTGATTTAACTGGGGCCGTGGGGTATAATAAGGTAGTCAGCGTCACCCTGCGGCCCCTTGAGAAAGGCACAAAATGCATCAAGACCCAGAGCATGAAGATTATGACGATGATGAGTATAACCATTATCCTCAATATAATGATTACGGATATCCGTATAGTTCTAAAAAGTTTGATGTAGATTGGGCCGCTTGGGAAAAGTGGCTATCCAAGGCCATACAAGACATAGTGGAAGAGGATAAGAACGTATGGGTATTTGGTCACAATATAAATCCATCCAAAAATTTTATTTCAAATGATTTACCTGCTAAAGATACGAAAAAAGATCAGTATTTTATGTATCTTGGAAGCAATCATTACGAAGAAGCAATTTGGAAATCAAAATATTTTGTTGTCGATTATGTTGAGCAGGCTTATAAAAAGCATATAATAGCAAATGCTCCACACTTTTTAAAACAACCCAAGCACTATAAGGGATTATTTGAAATACTAAACTAGAAAGAAATAGCCGAGCATGTGGTATACAATCAATGATATTGATAGGTTTGTAGAAAGCACCAGAGTACTGGTATATAGTATTTTCGGTGAACAAAATAAGAACATTGAAGAAATAGATTTAAGCATAACCAGCTTGAATGAGGAAAGTCTTAAAGAGATCAATAATTGCTTGACTCAACAAGAATCAATGACTATAGCATTTGAATTCATCAAGCCTGTGCAGAATAAAAAAAACCTATTCAAGATTTCTGAAAGCAGATACGTTGAATATATGGAATCTCTTAATTCAAGACTAGTAAGTAATATACTGGTTAAATTAACCAAAGATGGTTTATTGGAAAGTGCATTTGATGAGGAGTCAAATGACTTTGTTTTTTGGGCAAAATCAGATGAAAACAAAAAAGATCAAGGAAATTAAGCCTTCAAATATTGATGCAAGTTTTCAATATGTATGCACTAACTGTGGGTACTCTCATTGGTTATTTATGAGAGAGGCTTCGGCTAAGAATTTTTTCGTGGTATGTGATTGTGGACTGAACATCAAACCTAAAAGAATCAGAAAAATAAAGGTTGAGTTTTGTGAAACACAACAAGAAAAGCCTAAGAAAAAAAAGAAGCCGAAGGAAGATAAAATAGAACCAGTAGAACAATTAGAGCAGGACGAACCAACAAAAGATATCAATATAGATATACTTAATAATGCGTCGAACGATCTGATGAAACTAGGTTTTACGAAGCAAGAATCTGAGGAACTTTTAAGAGAAAGTTACAAAATTATTGGTAGTGAAGATTGTGTAGCCTTGGTAAAAAAAGCAATTGATTTAGTAGGAGTTATTGATGACAAATGTAATTAGACCAACGAGTTTTGATGATATTACCGGACAGTCTGAAGTTATTGAGCGTCTAAGCATAATGGTTGCTGGCTGTAAAGATGGATCGACCGTGATGCCTCATGTTTTAATAGATGGGCCTCCTGGCCTCGGTAAGACCACCATAGCGGGTGCTATCGCTAATGCTCTTGGTGTTAATCTGTATACTGCCAATGCCGCAAATATCAGAAGCGTAAAGAATATCCTACCATATTTAATGAATATTGAACCAAGATCGGTTCTTTTTCTTGACGAAATACACAGGTTGCCAATATCTGTAGAAGAATTTCTTTATCCGGTGATGGAGGACTTCAGATTAGATATAACTGTGGAATCAAAAATAGAGTCTATTGATCTTCCTTTATTTACTATGGTTGGTGCTACAACTAGTGGCGGTAGTTTAAGTCAACCTTTCTATGATCGTTTTACAATTAAGGAACATCTTACGTTTTATAGTGCTGATGAGCTATCTAAACTAGCAAGGTCGAATGCGGATAAGATGGGAATAAATATATCTGATGAAGATCTATTAGAAATAGCAAAAAGAAGCAAAGGAACTCCGAGAATTTTAAACGCACGATTAAAATGGTATAAAAGTTATGTGGCATATGCCGGTAATAACGATATGTCCATTGACGAAATATTTAATAAACAAGGAATTGACAGTCTTGGTATGGATAAAAATGACAGAGCCTATGTAGAGGTATTGCAGAATAGTAGGTCTAGTCCATTGGGTCTAAAAAGCATTTCATCCCTTACTGGAATATCAATGGAAACTATAGAAAATAGCATAGAACCATTTATGATGAGAATGGGATATGTTATTAGAACTCAGAAGGGCAGACTAATATCTGCTAAAATATAGAGTAAATACATATTGACAGATATCGTATGCTGAATAGTATAAGTGTAATGAACACAAAACTAAAGGTATACTTAATATGGATATGCTATGTCATTTCGGTTTTAATAATCCTGTAGAACGAGCCAACCTGCAACATCTGGCAGGGCAATTGGGGCTTCAATACGTTTTTGCGTATACTGGCGATGATACTTTTAGGACTTCTGCGTTGGTTCTAGAAGCATCTCTTGTTTGTATATGGAACGGTAAACAGCTCGGTTCTTCGCTGATGACAGAAATATGCGAATCAAGAGGTATACCTAAATTCTATTTAGAGTGGGGTATGCTACCTCAATCTGAACATTATTTCGTTGATCCTTGTGGATTTTGTGGAGATTCTATTTTAAATAGCGATTTGACATGGGTTACTGATGAAGACATACTGAAATACAAAGATATACAAAAAAGACTACAAGATACATATACTTTGGAAGATAATGGTTATATATTAGTACCACTACAGAGATCAAGAGATAGTCAAATACTGTATTATACCAAATACAATAGTATGCAACAGTTTATAGATGAAGTTCAATATATGTATCCTAATAATAATATTCTAATAAAGCCACACCCGAAAGAAAGAAGATTATCATTTAATCCTGGCAAATGTAGAATTGCTGATGTAGATGATGATTTTATGGAATTAGCATCAAAGGCTAGTGCAGTAGTCGGGCTTACTTCAACATCTCTATACGAAGCAGCAACACTGGGCAAAAATGTTATATCTTTAGGCAATCATCCAATATCTAATCAATTGCTAGACAATAGAGAAAGACTGCTAGCAGGCATAAATGCTTTAAACGTACATAGACAAGGCGCTGATATAAAAAAGATTCTAGATAGATTTGGAATTGAGCCTAGATAAAGTGAACTATATTCTGTTTATTATCTGCGAGTAATTTATCAAAAGTTTCTTTGTTCTTTTCCTTATTGTGGCCGTAAGAAGGAGCATTTTCTATTCCGCTAATATTACATTCTGAATAAAAATCAAACCCATAAATATCTATAGACTTTGGCTGATGTTCTAGAAGATGATGTAAAACAATCGTGCCTGTGTATAGTCTATTTTTAATATTAGTTGCATTTGGTATATATTTTTGACAAGTTTTTAGTGCGTACATTGTATCGCAAAAAATATTAAAAGAAAAACTATTTCTTAAAAGTTTAACGGAATTAGCGTACACAATAGAATAAAAAACATGATTAATTGGAAGTATGAAGAAGTTAAAAATATTATCGCTTTCTTCGTATAAAAGCAACTGTTCATCGAGTGGGCTATGGTTCATATCATTGTCAAAAAAACCGTTACTATATATCGTATTGATGAAAGGAAAGTATTTGGTTTTGTATATTCTGTTAATTCCAACAACGTGATCATATGATTTAAAGTTGATATCATATCTCTCGGCGCTAGCACCAGAGCCAAGCAAGCATATTTTTTTATCTTTAATGAATTCTGAATAATTATCGTTAATCATTATTAAGCCTTTTAAAGTCTTCTATCGATAAATTTTTATCATCTATATAGTAGTCAGCGTGTATCTTAGACCCTACATATAATTCATGGTACAACACGCCCCATTCTTTTAACTGTTTATTTGTTAGGTCGTAGTAGTCAACTTTTGATATAGAACCCCTGGCAGTATTAATAATAATTTTGTTATCACTATATAACTTATTGATTTTTTCTATCATACTATCAATAGGTTCGGCGTTAGCATAATCAGTTCCATTGGTTTTACATATAGTGTTATCTAAATCAAAACAATAAACTTTAGTCATAATAATTTTTTGATAAGTTCTAAATCCTCTAAGGTATCAATTTGAAAACTTCTATTCATTGGTATCTCTAAAATACCGATCTTTCCACTGTATCTTAATTTAGAAGACATTAGTGCTGTTTTTTTTGTTATATAGATTGCTCCGTTCTCAACATATTTTTCTGGAACATCTTGCCTCATTGGTCTATTGTTAATATCCCATTCATTAGGGGTGCCATCTAAATTCCATCTAGGAATCCAATGTTCTTTATAAGCAGAAAAAACAGAATCATAGTCAGCCATCATTTCAAGCCCCTTGTTTATATCTTCTGATAAAATCAATGGAGATGTAGGTTGGATAAAAACCAAAATATCAAATTTTATTTTTTCCGCAAAATGCAGTAGAGCTTCTTCGCTCTTGGATTTATCTCCAGATATATTGTGTGGCCTCATAATTACTTTAGCTTTACTTTGTACAGCAATTTGAGCAATCTTGGGGCAGTCTGTGCTTATCCATACGTCATTAGCATTAGATCTTTTTGCTGCTTCTACTGCATATTGAAGTAATGGCTTGTCATTTATATCCACTATGTTCTTATTGGGGATACTCTTACTGCCGCCCCTTGCTAAGATTATGGTTTTTATAGTCATTTAAATCTATCAATTGCTTGCCATTTTTTGTTCTTAAAAAATGTATGTTTATATGGTTTATTTTTATCTTGTTTCAAATGTTCGAAAAACATTGTTTTATTTGTATAAGCACCTTTATGCTCTCCAAGAAAAAATCTAGAAGAAAAATTATGATCAGAAGAAAAACCATTTAAATAAGTTTGCATAGGATATTTTATTAAATAGCTACGAGGAATACAAGAAAAAGCAAAACTAATTAAGTAAGTATAAAATAAGTATGTGTCATTATTAATCTTTTGATTTAGTTCTGATTCCTCAATAAAATAATACTTATCTAAAGTTAATTGTGGTTTTTTATTATCTACCATTTCTAGCGGCTTAAAACATATATTTGTTGTAGAAGAAGTTCTAGATAGTTTACAGAAACCTGTAACGACCTCTTGTCTGTCACTATCATGAAAATGTTTTGATATTTTTAGAACTTCATCTACAGGTTGTTTATGAAAAATAATATCATCAGCAGATATTACATAGTGAGTATAAGAAGTAGACTGAATAAACTCATTGATTTTTTTACACACTTCTATTTCTGGAAATGCTTGAAAAAACATAGTAGGAATATTGACATTCTTATCGATAGAGTCGATAACTTCAGGAATATGTCTAGGTTTCATTACTAATAATACAGGATCGAACTTTATTATTTTATCATTCATAAATACCCTCTTTTATTTTTTTTGCAACGTTTTCTGCTATAGGGCAATAGTCATTTATTGCAAGTTTTTTATAAACTGGTTGATTGTATACTACTTCTGGATAGTGTCCTTGTTTTGGTCCCCTCAAGCCTAACTCTGCTTTTATTCCTGTCATATGAAGTTTCATTTGCTCTAAAGCCATCAAGCAAAGTGGTTCTGCTAGTCTAAAATTAAATCCTATATACTCGTGATAATACTTATTCGTTTGCCCTTGATCACAGATAGCTCTAATTTTTAATGCATCGAGTTTTGAATTTTTAGTGATGCAAATCATACCTCCTTCAAATGTCGATATATTTTTTGTCTTATAAAAACTAAAAGTGCCAGCGTCAGATAGCATACCGGCAAACCCATCCTCAGATTCAGCCCCAAATGCTTGTGCAGTATCTTCTATCACAACTAAATTGTGCTTTTTAGCAATTTCATTTATTTTGTTCATCTCGCAAATACGACCATAAAGATGAACAGGTAAAATAGCTTTAGTATTTGGTGTGATTTTGGCTTCAATAAGTTTTGGATCTAATAACAATGTTTTTGGATCTATATCAACAAAAATCGGTTTCGCTCCAGCAATAATAATAGCGTTTGATGTTGCTATAAAAGTAAATGGAGTTGTGATAACTTCGTCTTGTGGTTTAAGGTCCATAGACCATAAAGCCGCAATCAAAGCAGATGTTCCATTATTCACCGCTATGCAATCTTCAAGATCAAACGTCTCTTTTACATAGTTTTCAAAAATATTTCTTACAATAGCGGGCATTATAATTCCAATTTCTTCATAAGAGTAATTTTAGGTTTCATCATATAAATTTCAGAAAAATACTTATTAATAAAATCGCATTCAAATATTTCTGAAACCTGATTATTAGTTAATGTGAGATTAGATAAATGATTCATATTTTGAAAAGGTTTAGATAATTGTTCCATTCTATAAGCAAAATGGTTAGATGGTTTGTTTTTGAATTCTACTTTGGTTTGTTGAGAATTTTTTATATCTGTTGGAAACTCTATGTCTAGAGCTTTTTCTATTCGCTGCAAATTCGTAGGCAAAAAAAGATCACGATAAAGTAATTTGAGGTTCTTATTGTCTTCTATGATAGAGTCATATAATTTTAAGGTTTTCTTATACATCTCTACGGTGTGTTTGTCTAGTTCTGTTTGCAGCGTATTCTTTGTATTCATGTTCCTTTTATTTAAAGAAGAAAATACATAGAGTGGATTTCTTACAATAAAAATTTTAAAGTATTCACGATGTCTATCATCTAAATCAAGGGCGAAGGGCCATTTTGTTATAAAGTGTTTTGGTTCGCCATTTTTACAATTTCTGTTAGGAGAATATTGAGGAACAATAATTCTTTCTCGTAATCTATTTTTATTGTCTCTATGCGCAAAAACTCCATTGCAATCCGAAATGATTTTTTGCAAGATAGTGGTTCCGCAATGCGGAAAACCGGATACAATTATATTCATTTGAATCTCTTGTGGATGCAAGGGTTGCCATAACAAACTGAATTTGCTTTTATGTCTTTAGTCACAACAGAACCAGCCCCAATTAGTACATTTTCCCCAATAGTTATTCCACATATAATCGTGGTATTTGCTCCTATACTACTTCCTTTTTTGATGTAGGTTTCTTTAAATCTGTCACGCCAATCTAAATCGGCCTTGGGGTAAAGATCGTTTGTTGTTATCACATTAGGTCCAATGAATACGTTATCTTCTATATGTACACCCTCATATAGCAAAGAATGATTTTGAATCTTGCAATTATTTCCTACGATTACATTTGGACCTATATAGACACCTTCCCCTATAATGCAATTATCTCCTACCTTAGCACCTGCACAAATATGAGTAAATGCCCATATTTGAGTATTTTTTCCTATCGCATTCGTTTCTATAATAGCGGTTGGATGATAATTCATATATTTTTTATCAGGTCTAACAATAACAAATGAGATTTTTTAACATTGATATAATCAGGATTATTTGAAAAAAAGTTATTATGTTCATTTTCTATTGGAGAAGATTTTTCAATAAATAAAGATTTTGATACATGCTCACCATCATTATGCCAATGTTTTATTACGGATTGTTCCTGTAGGTCAGCTTCATAAGTGCAGTCTGTTTGCCTAATAATAATTTTACGCTCTTTAAAAAACGTATCTTTGCTCCATATCATTCTGCATAACGGATTTAAAGATGTAAAAATAAAAGTATTATTTTGCTTTAAGATAGAGGGTCGCTCTATATTTTCTTTCTGTGTGATATAAAATAAAAGATCTATATCATGAATACCTATATCAGTCATAGTACATACCTTGCTATTTTTATTTTCGCAGCATCTGCTAAAATCAATATTAATAATCTTATTAACATCTATAGAATATTTCAATGTAGTTAACACTGGATTAAAACGCTCTACCATTCCAGCTATAACCTTTTTGTCATCTGTCATTTCTAATAAGTGTTCATATTCTATAGCAATTGGTTTTTCTACTAGAATATATCCCACATAACCAAGAGAACGAATGTGTTTATAGTTATCATAATGTTTGTTTTCTGGTGATGATATTATAACTCTATCAAAGCTATGAATATCTGATAGGTCAGATCTTAATTCAGCAGGTCCGATGTTTGATGGATCGTACCATTTCCAAAGTATTTTATTTTTAGATAAATATTTAGCATGTATCTTACCGATATTACCAAAACCCATTATTAAGCAATTCATTTGACTATAGCCGACCCCCTCTGTAACTATTAAAATTAGCATTTTCTGCAATATCAGTATATTTATGCAATTCATTATTTAATACCCTCTCATAGAGAAGGCATCTTTCTTTTATCAATAGCTCTGGGTTCCAGAATTTTTCCATCCACGCTCTATTTTGTTTTCCTTGATGAATTATCTGATTAAGATTATTTTGTGTAATATTATTTTCTAGATACTCAAGTAATTCTTGTTTATTAGTAATATTCACATAAGGAACAGTAGTACCATAGAATGCTTCAAATAATTTTTGATTAGCTTCTGATACATTACCAATTACCACTCTACCCAAGGCTAAACCTTCAAAACCGCCCTGATTATAATTTCCGCTATTTATATCGTCTATAACTATATGTGATTGAGACTTGATTTTTAAACAATTTTCATAGCTTTGCCCTTCAATCAAAAAATAGTCAAAAGATTTTGGATAATTTTTTTTCAGTTTTTCCAAAACGTCAATAACTGCTGTTGTACCTTTATTGTGATAGTTATTTTTTAACCTATTGCGATATGGGGTAAAAGATACAGTAATTTTATTTAATAGTTTAGTTTTTAGATATTCTGATATTATTGTACTATGTATATCAATACCATACCAATAAATCAATGGTATATATTTATTGTTATTATGTGGTAAGTCGCCGAGAGCAAAATGACCGTGATTGACAACGATTGGAATATTTTTACTTATTGCTTCTGGTATACATTGATTCTTTACACAAGATTTTATTCCATATTTTGGATGTGTATGAATTTGTAACAAAGATCTTTTTTCTTTGATAAAACTGTCATGTATATGACTGTTATTAAAGCAATCATTTAGATGCAAGATGTGATTGTTGATATTTATCTTATCTGTGTAAATATTTATCAAAGAAGAGCTAGAATATTTTGTAAAAAGCATCTGCCACCTTTCAAGGTTCCTAGCTAAATTGGTTTGCCTATACATAGCTATCGATAATTTATTAGATCTGATCATAAAACTTTTGCCTCGTTTTTATTATTTATCACTAATATGGTTGATTCTACAATTAGATGTAGATAGTATATTGTCAAATAAGTCTCGATTAATTTTCATATTATGCTGCTGTGGATCATACGGTTTATCTGTAATGTCTGGGCGTTTTATATGCTTTAGATGGTAGCAGTAGTCTGAGTCATAGAAATCTATTCCATATATGTCAATAGAAGCAGGATTAAATTGCAATAAATGAATTAAAGCTATCGTCCCACTGAATATGTCTGTTTTGTATTTTTTCTTAAGGTCACTTCTTAAATTCTCTAGTATTAAAATACTTTCTGGGAATCTGCTTTCCGTTATCTTGCAATTTATAAAACTACGATGTTTTTTGTTTTTATAAGGAATTCCTAAAATAATTATATTTTTATTAAAAGTAAGTAAGTCTTTGATAAAATTACCTAGTAAATCCCATACGCTACAGTTATGATATAATATGTCTAACTCTTTGACTATGCTTTGCACTTGATATATCCTATTCACTCCTACCACAACGTCGTAATCTTTTGCATTGGTAAACTTCTCAGCACTTGAACCGCAGGCAATCAAGCAAATTTTTTTATTCTGAATTAATGAATTACCTATAAGTGATTCTGATAAACGATGCACACCATCGGTATCAACGAGACACTCCAGAAAACTAGTCATCCCCTTAGACTCCTTCTTTTTTCTTTTTCTGTAATTAATAAGGTTCTTTCTAATTCTGGATAACGCATACTGCATTCGATATCTCTTATACCCTTAACGAGCTTAAATAGTCCCGAAGGTTCTAAACTACTTAAATGATCACTACCCCACATATTGTGATTAAGAGTAATATGTCTTTCTATCCAGTTAGCACCAAGAGCAACCGCTGCAAAAGTTGTGACTAAGCCATATTCATGACCGCTATATCCTATCTCAGAATTTTTCCATTTGTTTTTTAACCACTTAATATAGTTTAAATTCAGTTCGTTTATGGGGGAAGGATAAGTACTATTAGTATGCATAATAATATCTGGGTTACAAGCCTCAATACATTTTTCAATTTCCTCTTCCGTACTCATGCCGGTAGAAATAATTAGGGTTGAAAAATTATCTCTAGCATGTTTACACAAATCTAAATCTGTAATAAGTGCAGATGGTATCTTAGTAATCCCAGAATATTTTGACATAGTATCAGAGCTTGGAATATCCCATACGCTACTGAAGAATATAATACCTTTATCTATAGAGTAATGGACTAGTTCAACTATCTGATCTTCACTGAACTCTATCTTTTTCTTGTAGTCTAAATAAGTCATAGACCCCCAAGGAGTATCCCTGATTTTGCCCTTTTGGGATTCCGGCACACACAAATCAGGTGTTCTTTTTTGTATTTTAACATAATCACATCCAGCAACAGCCGCTAAGTCTATTAACTTCTTGCAGTTTTCTATAGAACCATTATGGTTTATACCTATTTCTGCTATGATTTTTGTAGACATTAAGGTGTATATTAATAAAAGGAGTTTAATAATATGAAAAAAATAATACTAGCATTACTAATGTTTTTTATACCGGTTGTCACAAAAGCAAAGCCACCTGTATTCACCGATAATTATAAGCAGTCATTGGAGTTGACGCAAGAGTTGGGATTGCCTATAGTTTTGATATTCGGAGCAGACTGGTGCAAATATTGCGTGGTACAGAAAAAGGATCTATGGGACAATTTAGAATTATTGAACGATATGATTATCGTACCTATAGATATAGATGAAAGTCCACAGATTGCTGATGAATATGGGATTCGCAAAGTCCCAACAACAGTTTTCCTATTAAATAAGACTGAAAAAGCAAGAAAAAACGGATACTCAAACCTAAAAGACTTTAAAGCTTGGTTGAAAAACTTACCAAATTAGGGTGTATATACAGATATGAGTACGAATTTAGAAATATTAATTATTATTTGTCTATCAATATTTATTTTTAGTGCTGGTATTTATATCGGTAGTATATTATGTATGAAATCTAGTGCTCATCATGAAGAAGTCCCTGTAAGTTTCCTTAAAAAGAACAAAAGCGCTAAAAGTGATATGAAAACAAAAATTAGTATTGACGATACGAAAGTAGTTACAAAAATAGAAACATCTGGCATGGAAAGAAAATTTGAAGAAATGGGCAAGAAATCAACAAAAGAGAATACAATCAAAAGCTCAATCAGTAAACTGAAAAGCATGAAAGGTAATTAATATGAGTAAAGGTCTTGATGTAGGTACTAGTTTTATTATCATGTCTCAATATGATGAAAAAGAAAACATATTGTTTAATGATTTTAGAGATGCATTTTATGTTATCAGACCTTCAACACCAGTTGCTAACAAAATGATAGAAAAGGGACTGAAGGGCAAAGTTTTTATTAAAGATGTAGATGGTTCTTTCGTAGTGCTAGGGAAAGACGCTATTGAAAAGGCAGTAGAAAGAAATGAAACAGCACGAAGGCCCATGTATAGAGGTGTCGTATCCGTGAAGGAGAAAGATGCCAGAAGGATATTGGCTTATATACTAAAAGAAGTAGTCGGTGAAGCCGATGAACCAGGTGAAAAATTAGTTTTCTGTGTCCCCGCTCAACCAGTAGATCAAGAAGATGATGATTTTGATGTTGGATATCACGAGGATGTTGTTAAAACCATATTGTCAGAAGTCGGATATGATGCTAGGTCTGTTAATGAAGCAGAAGCGTTGTGCTATGCTGAATTAGAAGATACTGATTATACTGGTATTGGAATTAGTTGTGGCGCTGGTATGACAAATGTTTGTGTTATGCTTAATGGTGAGCCAACAGTAGTCTTTAGTACAACAAAGTCAGGCGATTGGGTAGATCGTATGAGTGCTGTGGCCACAGGTGAGCCAGATAGTGTTGTTCAGGTGGAGAAAGAGGGTGGAGGCTTTACAGTGGGTGAGCCTAATGATAATCCTGTTTTAAGTGCTGTAGCATCATATTATGAAAGATTAATAGAATATACAGCAAAGCAATTATCGGCTGCATTGTCTGGACACAAATCTCTTCCAAAGTTTAAGCATCCAATTAAGATTGTTGTCGCTGGTGGAACGTCGCAGGCTGATGGCTATATCGCAAAATTACAGGAAAAACTATTAGAAGCAGATTTTCCATTAGAAATAGAACAAGTTGCACATTCAGATGATCCTTTATATGCTGTGTCTAAAGGCTGCTTAATTGCTGCCCATCTTTTATAGAAGAGTAAAATTGTGTTTAGCATATTATCATTTATTTCACATAAGTTAAGATATGCTATAAGATCGGGTAATTGGCCGGGAGTTAGGAAGAAACATTTAGAAAAACAGCCATGTTGCCAAGCGTGTGGCTCCTGCAAAAAACCGGAGGTTCATCATATAGTGCCTGTGCATTTGGATCCTTCAAAAGAATTAGATCCAGAAAATCTTATTACCTTATGCGATAAATATTGTCATTTTGTGTTTGGGCACTTAATGAATTATAAAAGCTGGAATGAAAATGTAGTAGAAGATTCTAAGGTGTATTATAATAAGGTGAAGAATAAACCTTTTAAATAAAGGGGTACATGATGAGATACCTCCTAATATTGTTAATACTTATCTGTTCATTGATTACTCATGCTGGCACTATCGATCCTAATATACCAGATTCAAAATATATAGAATATGGGAAAAAATATGAGTGTGTACTAAAAATAAGAGGACTTTATGCGGATGAGTTGAATAGTGCATTTGCTGCATCCTGCGTACTGATTGACAGATATCATATTCTAACAGCTGCTCATATAGTTGAAAATTCATTAACCCAGCATGTAATACATAACAACAAAGCTTATCCTTGCTCAATCGTGGCTATTCACATAGGGTATAAGTCTTCTGTTTTTGGTAAACACGATATAGCTCTAGCTAGATTGCAAAGGCCTATAGATATCGATTTTTATCCTGAACTATATAAGGATCGAGACGAAAAAGGTAAAGTTTGCGGCATATCTGGTTGGGGTATAGGTGGCAATTTTAAAAAAGGTGTTAAATCAGAGGAATTTGACAATAAAAGGCGAGCAGGATCAAATATTGTGGCAGATATAGAGGACAATGTACTGATATGCAAGGCCAATGATTCACCCAGAACAGAGCTAGAGTTTTTAATTGCATCAGGCGATAGCGGTGGCGGATTATTTATAGACAAAAAGATTGCTGGAATCAATTCTTGTGTATTATCTATTGATGGAAAAGCTGATTCTACATACAGAGATATGGGAGCTCATACTAGAATTAGTGACTATATTGAATGGATTGAAAAAACAAAATTATCAATAGAAAAAATACTAGAGAAATAAATAATGAGAAGACATGATTGTGAGCTACTGCCTTATATTAGAGAAGATATATTTAGTCATAGCACAGCAAGTGCTCAACATATTGGCTGGGAAATAGAAAAGTTTGATATAGAAAGTAATTGGAGAAAGGCTCAAGGCGAAGGTGTAGTGGTCGCTGTTATTGATACAGGTTGTGATCTAGATCATCCAGACATAAAGGATAACTTAGTAGAAGGATTTAATATACTCAATAAATCTAAATTACCAGCAGACGATAATGGTCATGGTAGTCATGTTGCTGGTACTATTGCTGCCGTTAATAACGGTATTGGTATGGTGGGTGTTGCGCCAAAAACTAAAATAATGCCAATAAAAGCTTTGAACAAAGAAGGTACAGGCAGATCAATAGACATAGCTAATGGTATAGTCTTAGCAAGTGAAAATGGGGCAGATATCATAACGATGTCTCTTGGGTCAGAAGATAAAGACTATTATATATCAAAAGCAATAGATATAGCTGTTGCAAAGGGTTGTGTAATATTTTGTGCTGCTGGTAATGCTGGTCCAAGTAAGGATATTATGTATCCTGCAAAAAACCCAAAAACTATTGCAATCGGTGCTATTGATAAAAATTTAAGAAGGACTAGATTTACTTGTGCTGGAGATACCCTTGACTTTTTGGCTCCTGGCCAGGATATTTTTAGTATAGTTCCAGACAATTCTTATGCGATGATGAGTGGGACGAGCATGAGTAATCCTTATGTTGTGGGTTGCGCTTCTTTGCTACTATCCTACGAAAGAAAAATAAATTCTTCTAAGATATTGAGTAAAGATGAGTACATAAAATATTTTCAAAAATGCACAATACCACTAAAAAATGAATCTCAAAGAACAAAAGCATATCAAGGGTATGGTATACTGTCATTCAAAATATAACAAGCAGGATTTGTAAATGAGATATGAGACTAGTAATTTTATTGTAAAAGAAGTTACAGGAAATATGATTAAAGCTTCTGGGGAATGTTGCAGGGAGTTGGTTTATGGTGAGGATATAACTAAAATATTTCGTATAAAAAATGAAGGCAGTTCTTACTATCTTGTTGATGGAGTAAGAAATGGACTAATAGATGTAGAGAGAGGCAAAAATTATATTTTTGACATAAATTCTCCTGGCCATCCATTTATGGTTTTAACTTCTGGTACTTTTGATAATAATTCTTCTGGTTATATAGATTTTCCTCAATTGTCAGAAACAACAAGTATTTTATTTACAGTAGAGAATGATGCTCCTGATATACTGTACTATTTTTGTCAAAATCATCCAACAGCTATGAGCGGAACAATCAACATGGATGGATACAGATCGAGTGGATGGGTAGATCCTGGTGGTGGATCGTCTTCAGGGAGCGGATCGTCTTCAGGAAGCGGATCGTCTTCAGGAGCGTCTACACAATGGCATCCTACAGATATACTTTCAGAGTATGCTAGCCAAGGATTCTATCCAAAATTATGGCTAGATGCTGATGATCCTTCTACTTTAATTTTATCCAACAATAATGTGTCTAGCTGGACTGATAAAATAAATAATGTCGTATTTAGCGTAAATAATTCATCGTACTATCCAAATTATATTCTAAATGCACTTAATTCAAAGCCTATTGTTGGTAATCTAAATACTGCTAATAGAAAAATATTACATGGAACATTTGATCAAAGTGATAGAATATTATCAAATCATATTTTTTATACATTCATGGTTATAAAAGATTTGCAGAATGGTGATGTTTTATTAGATATGACAGGAAATAGCCCTACTAGATTGTACAATATAAATTTAGACACAGCTTTATTTGAAGGCTCAGCAGGAATAGATGACTATGACGATTCATATAGTGTAGGATTTGTGACGACAGACACAAATGGTGATATATTAATGGTAAGTTATCAAGGATCGCAGTTTAATAGCGTTGACAGTAGGCGAAATAGATCTCACATAAAAACTCAAATAAATGCAAATACAACATCTGTAAAGAATAGTATGCTGTTTACTGCACTTCAAAATTCAGATTATTTAGAAACACTATATTTGCTTGATATATCTAGCCCAATAACAGAACAGTCTCCAAGAGTATATGGTATTGCTGAAATCATACAAGTTGCAATAGATGAGAACGAGGATATATATGCAGCCGAAGTGGAAGGAGGAGACAGCGCATCGTATACTTATTTCAGCAATAGTGGACTAAAACAAAAAATAGAAGGCTATTTGGCTCATAAGTGGGGAACTAATTCTAAATTACCAAGTACTCATCCTTATAAAAATCAGGCACCAACGAAGCAATAACATGAAAAAACAAGCAAATAACATATTTTCTATATTAGAAACAAATAAAACTTTACTTATAAAAACATACCCAGAAAATATTGCAAATATACGGATTGGAGAAACTGCTGTTTTTGAAATAGAGACAGAATCTTATAGATCGTCGGCAGTCAAGTATCAATGGCAAAGAGAGCGTCAGGACGATGATGGTAATTTTATATATGAGGATATACAAGGAGCAAATGACAGAAGGTATTCCTTTGTTGTTTCATCAGAAAATCTTAATTCATCTTACAGGGTTGTGTGCACCAACGGATGCTCTCAAGTTGAAAGTAGTGTTAACTTAACTGATGGTAATATTTCTGCTCCGTATAATTTAAGTCTTACTGGGCCCTTGTCCTTGGAAGAGCAGCATATTGATGCGATAGTTGGAGCTATTTCTGCATCAACTAATAACTACAACTCAGTGCACTATTACGAAATAGTAAATGACGATGGAAAGTTTTACATTGATGGTAACGTTTTGAAAAGTAAAGTTGGATTAAACTATGGTGAAGTAGGACCTGCAATAAATATTACTATTAAGGCTACAAATATATATGATTTAAGTATAACAAAAACTTTTCAAATAAGTCTTACCGAAAGAGCCCCTAATATATTTAGAAATACCAGATTCTATCCATATAATACTCGATCTTATGGCGCAAATGACGTTTGCAAACTAAATATAACATCTATAAATGAGTGGATTATAGATAATACTGTAGATATTTGTAGCGTTTATTACTGGCCAGACGGTAATTTTAGACCAGGACCTAATAACTATCAATACAATAGGGAAGATTTATTTTTAGACCTACACGCAAGTAGATCAAGCGTTACTTCTCTGGGTTCTTTAAGTCAAAACGTGGTATTATCTGCTGGAAAACACATATTGTATTTTGATTTATCAACCAATAATAGACAATATAATATTAACACTAAAAATTTAAAGCTTTCTGTAATCAACAAAAATTCTGGAGCTGTTGTATTTAATCAGATATTAGAAAATGTTTACGTGAGTCCTGTGGTAAATGCCATAAGTGTCACAAGACAAAGAATAGAATTAAATGTTGAAGATGCTGGAGAATATACGGTTTCTTTTAATAGTGTTCCTGAGATGGTTAATACGAATTATGATCACGGACCTATGATTGGAAGATTAAAATTAGTAGAAGAAATTGATGAAATACAGGAAGATAAAAAAATATACTTTACGGAACAGCCTGCCAGAATGGTGAACGGTAGTGTTATTGTATCTGCTGTAAGTACCACCAGTACAAATATACACTATATGATGCAGAGAACAGGTCCAAATGTAAATATTGACGATTATTATTCACCTGGTGGTGATTATGCAACAGGTCTAAGTGGTGATCAGGTCTTATTAGGATTAACCAACAATATAGACACTGATACTTATAGAGTAATAGCATTTGACGATAATGGTAACGCTACTATTAGTAATTTATTTATGTATAATGATTTCGAAACAGTAAGAATAACTTGGGCAACTCCACAACAATCAACCGCCCAATCTGTTATAAGCGACCCTGAAAATATGCTAGAGGATATTAGTGTAGAGACAGTGGTTGAGGCTGGAGCGAATATCGTTGTAGCAAATAACCAACCTTGCGACAGAAGCATATTAGGTTTTAGCTGTGCGAATTTCAACTTATTAGACGATTCAGGGTATACACAATATAGTACAACCACAGAGTCTACCCTGCAATATATTTTTAGTAATGAAACGAAAGATTTACTACTCTATATAGGTAGTCTAGGAGATTCTGTTAATTTATCAGCTTTAAAATTTGATGTTCCTTTTGAGATAGTTTGTAATAATTATTCTGCAAGGCATTGTGACTCAAGCGAAGTAACTCAAGCATTAAAACTGACTCAAGACGGACTTGGTGTTGAAGGTAATCAGGGCTTTGGTATTATTAGATTTCCTGGAATACATAAAAGAATACTTGTTAGTTTAGTTAATCCTGGAGGGGGCACATACTTAAGGTGGGGTGTTGATACTGGTAAAATGCCTCGTAATATATATCAGGTTTTGCCTTATTATAATGCTGATTGGTGGATATCGCCATCAACAGATCCTAATTTCATAGGACCTTACGAAAGAGAATATATAGTACCATCTGATGAGGTAGAGTACGAAGTTACCTTTGATCCTTGGGGATACCCTGATAAAGCTATAATAAAAGCATATAGTACAGAAGATAATACAGAAATTGTTTTATTGGATACCGGTATAAAAGACCGTACAACAACTCAGTCAGACCCTGATTCTAATGGATGCATAGAAATATTTGAGTATTGCCATGGTCCTTCACAGTATGCATATAAATACACAATAGTTAAACCATATGGATATGATAGAATAATAACAAGCACAGAAACGACTGAATCTGACACGGTAACTGGTCTTCATTTAAGTTTGGTGGCTACTGGCACTGGCACAGATACCGGAACAGGCACTGACACCGGAACGGACACTGGCACTGACACCGGAACAGATAGCGGAACTGGCACTGACACCGGAACGGACACTGGCACTGACACCGGAACAGATAGCGGAACTAGCACTGACACCGGAACGGACACTGGCACTGACACCGGAACGGGCACAGATACCGGAACTGACACCGGAACGGGCACAGATACCGGAACAGACACTGGCACTGACACTATAGCGCCTGTTGGTGCAACTCTATACTCCTGGGGAAGAAACAATGCATATCAACTTGGCGACGGCACAACAACCACCCGCTTTACACCAACACCAATATATCATCCACTTGATAAAACATGGCAGTCAGTATCCGGTGGAAATTTCCATACCTTGGCTATAGACACTGACGGAAATCTATACGCTTGGGGAAATAACTCCTCTTACCAACTTGGCGACGGCACAGCAACCAACCGCACCACGCCAACATCAATATTTCATCCGTTCGGTAAAACATGGGGATCAGTAACCGCTGGATGGTATTACAGCTTAGCCATAGACAGTGACGGACACATATACGCTTGGGGAGTTAACAATGTCGGCCAACTTGGCGAAGGCACAACAAGCACCCGCACCACGCTAACAAGGATCTCATCCGATCGATGGAGATCAGTAACCGCTGGGTCTAGCAGTAGCTTCGCCATAGACATTGACGGAGCTCTATACGCTTGGGGAAGTAACTCCTATTACCATCTTGGCGACGGCACAACATCACGTCGCACCACGCCAACAAGGATATCTCACCCACTCGAAGAAACATGGAGATCAGTAACTACTGGAGGTGCTCATGCCTTAGCCATAGACAGTGACGGAGACCTATACGGCTGGGGGAGAAACGATTACTGGCAAATTAGCAGATATGCACAGTCAGCTTATACTCCAACACTAATATCTTATCCACTTGATAAAAAGTGGCAATCAGTAACCGCTGGAAATTTCCATACCTTGGCTATAGATACTGATGGAAATCTATACTCTTGGGGAAGCAACTCTTACCAGCAGCTTGGACGGGAAGAAGCAGCTGGCCTCACCAATGAGGCAGGAAAGGTGAATCATCCACTTGGAAAAACGTGGAAATCAGTAACCGCTGGAAGTTATCACAGCTTAGCTATAGACATTGACGGAAATCTATACGCTTGGGGAGATAATACTACCGGAGAACTTGGGCTTGGAGAACCTGTCGTTTACCCCTACACAAATAGCCGTACTCCGGCGTTAATAAATCACCCACTTGGAGAAGGAAAAACGTGGCAATCCGTAACTGCTGGGATCGATCATTCTATTGCTATTAGTGCTCCCTCCTGATAGATTCCTCATAATGATCAAAACGATTATGAATCACTGGACTCAATAAAAGCAAAGCTGGCCTAATATACCCTTGAATAGTTTTTTGATAAATATAAGACATCCACGTTTGCTCATAAGGATGATCCCACTTAGTTTCAAGAAACATTTTTCTATTACCGTTCTTACTAACAATCTGAGGCCAATTGCAGTAATAAATTTCGCCTTCTGCGTAGCTGATGCTATTAAAGGATTTGATGTTTGTAAATTTGCATAACGGAGCATCTTGGTCATATCCATGTTTTGGTAATGATGGTTTATCTGGCCAATGTTTTTCTCTGAAGTCTTGAGGCACATTGTACCACGCCCACTGTGTTTTATTATCCCCAAAAAACTCAGTGAAATTCCACTTGAGAAAATCGTAATGCTCCTTGTTCATGATCTCGATGATTGTTTCGTAAAGTTTTGGGTGATAGCAATGAAACCCATTCTTGCACCTTTTATCGCTATATTCAGGGCCATTCATGCCCATATCATCTTCAAAAAATGTCATATACTTATTAAGTGTAGTCTCAAAATGTTCTGCTATAAATTGTCTTGCACCACATATTCCTATGTTGTCTTTTTTAAATTCCGTGAAATTATATTGATTAAATAAATTAGAGTATTCATTGTCAGTAGATCTATCGATACTATTATTAATAACATACTTATCGCTATTCTCAAACAAAAGCGGAGAAGCCTTAAGAATTTTATCAACAGTAAACTCAAATTGTGCAGGTGAATTGAAGGTAACAATATAAAGATCTGTTCTGTCATTTTTATTAACTGATACCGGTTGGTTCTGTAATTTTTCAAAAAAATCAAACACAAGACCATGATTAGGTATCATGCGTATATTGCATCTATCAGAAAATAAATATGTCATGATGGTATATATAGATTCTTCCGTGCCCATATAACCTTCATCCAAGGTCTGATTGGACAAAGACCGGAACCTATCAGACATAAATATAACATCAGATTTATTACCACCAAAGAAAGTTCCTCTCGCCACCCTGGAAACACTATCATTTTTACAGTACCTTCTCATTGCATCAATAGCAAATCCATGTATTTCCGTATTGGAATGGTAGGGAAAACAAAGAAAAAGAAATTTATCCAGTTGCTTAACAAGTCTTTCTTCTAGCCACGGTTTAGAGAAATATCCAGGATGGCATTGTGCATTGGCTATTCCTGCGTCAATCCAAATAAAATACTCTGTGTCAAAAGGATTTTCGTTACCAACTTCTGAAAGAAAATGAATCTTATTGAAGATTAAGGGGTTGTAGAACTCCAGATTAGCCTGAGTGGAATCTTTTAGCCAGCCAACTTGATTTCTCCATTGTTCATCCAGTCTGATTTTTTGTATTCTCTCGTAATACTCAGAAGATTTAAGGTCATTTGTAGTTATAAGCTTAATAACAAGATTATTGGGCTTCGCTTTTTTTACAACCTCTTCAAGATCTTTGTGTATGTAAACAACTAAATTCAGATCTTTCATGTGGGCCAATAGTTTTTCGAATGTTTCAATGTATCTAGAAAAAGACCTGTTGAAGTCTTTAGACTCAAGCTTATCTCTTTTTATATCCAGCAAAGATGTTACGAAAGTTATATTAGACATTTTCAAATATTTTCTTGTATAATTTTATGTCGTATCGATTTCTTTCTTTAATGAAATCTAGTACCTGACTTGGAATGTTTTTAGGATTACTTTTCCTGTGAGTAAATTGACTTTGAATATTGCAAATATTTAATATGCTGGACACGGACTCGGGGTATTGCTCAAACTTTCCTATAAAAACAAATTTAGATAGATTTGCTATGGCCATATTGTAAATATTATTATCAACTTCTATGTAGGGATTTGACAGATCCAATCCAGCAAATACTTTAGTCATGTAATTATTAAAACCATTTCTTTCGTGAGGCATCAATCCTACTGTTTTTTGTTCTTGGACGTATATTTTATAATTGTACCAGAAGTTATCGTCACCAACGGCACCGTCTTCACATAAGTAGTCACGGAAAGTTCTCGATGTAGTAACCTTTTTGACAAAAGAAATAACCCTATCTAAGGGATCTCTTACTATTGTAAAGTATTTATAGCTATATTCCTTGGGTAGATATTTTTCTATATTCAAAGAAAAGTGTCCAGAAAACACTTTGCATGTTTTCCAGTGTTGTAATTTATTAATATCAATTTGTTTCCGCTTATCTTTAGCTATATTTTCTACAATAGATATTTTGTTTGGCCTTTGGTCGTTTGGCGTCCCGAAGAAATTTATGAATAAAGTAGGGTTCAATTTTTCTGAAATGATTGACTCAAGGTATGTGCCACCTGTTCTGGGTATATGAAGGAAGCCTAATTTCTGTTTCATGCTATACCTTCATATTTTATATAATTATTTTTAACCCAATAAGAATTTGCATTTGCGCATGTTACATTGATTCCAATAGATTCACATTCTTTATTTATTATAGGTAATCCCCATTTTAGCATATTCATGCTATTATGATTTTGATTAATTGACGAGTGATCTAGTTTATTCTTTTTAGATCTATCCGTCCAAAAATGAGTAGATGAACCACCATCCATACCCAATATTTTTATGTTGATTTTTGGATAAAGTATTGTTGCAGCATTAACAGCTGAACCTAAAATAGAAGACCAAAACAAACTAGTGCTACTGTTCATTCTGTCTGCAAATTTTTTTCTATTTCTATTCATGTTAACGAGAGTATAATTAATTTTGCATCTATTTTCTAGATTTGAATTTTGTTGATCAAATATATACTTATTTTGTCGATAAGTTATCATATCTAATGATTCGTTATTTAGTATTGAATTGTATGCTATTTCTTTATTTTTATTATCGTCAAGAAAAATATATTTTTTGGGTTTTATGCCTATTAATTTCCAGAAAACTGGATATCTATTTACGCAGATATGGGGACTGTTATTAATGTAGTATTTTTCCTCTATAGTTATATCTAAGAGAGAAGGGCCTGTGCATATAATAAAGCAAACATTATTGTATTTTGCCACCAACATTTTCCCTTATTATGTCAGACTGAGAACATTCCGTCCAATATATCTCATACGCTACGGTATCTTCAAGGGCTTCAAACATATGCATTTCTCCAGGTCTGACTATAGTAGTTTGACTTTTTATTATAGTTGTTTCGTCCACTAAGTCATAATCATTCTTCCATACTTTTATTTTTAATTTACCGGACTCTATGAAAAAAGAGTTATATTTGTGCTCATGTTTATGTTTTGAGCAATAGCCTCCTTTGTTTACTTCTATTCTGTGCATAGAAATTCCGTTCTTATTAAATATATTACATGTGTTGCCCCAAACTTTTCCTTCTATAACATTCATTGCATTATATTTCCTTGTATCTGTTCTAACCAGCCCTTAGATTTAGAGTGAGGCCACACTATCCACTTAGATGGATATTTTTTATCATTGAATTCTCTCCATAATTTAATATAATCATCGTCTTTCAATAATATCTCTATTTCTGTAATATCAGCATCTTTTCTGTATATTTCATTGCCTTCGCTGTCTTGAAAAATAACTGCCCAAAAATCATAATCTTGCTCTGTAAATTTGGATTTATCGATATCTATGCAATGTTTAAAGAATGTTGTAAGCTTTGATCGAAAATTTTCATCAGACATATTCATATTCTCTACATTTGGTGGTATTTTATCTACCACATCTTGAGTAATAGACCTGTCTGAAAAACAAATACCAGCATATTTTTCATACTGTCTTACAGTTCTTTTTTTCCCGAATCCATAATTACCAAATAAATTCATATTCGCATACTGACCATCAACTCCTAGTAACATTCTATTTCTTTTGTGCGATTTACTATTGCTCTTTGTCCAGTTATAATGATCGTCCCAATGTTTTGTTCTATTTTTTCTTGTGTATTCATGCCAAGTTATAATTTCATTTGGATGGAAAAGATCATAACCATGCGTAAAAGCCCTAACGGCTATACTTATTTCTTCACCATGAAAATAGAATTCAGGATCATGCATAACTTCCTGAGAAAAGCAACCATCAGCAAAAGCAAAATGGGCGCTATAAAATCTAGCAGGTACTGGGTCATCTGTGTCATCCCACACATCAAATCTTGCCGGAAGAAAGAACACTGCACCTTCTGGTATAAATCTATCAAAATTCATTTTCCAACAGTGGTCTTCCCTGCCTTCAGGATATGTATCTGGATTGAAGCTAGGAGCATACGCTGTCAATAAAGGCTTATCGTAGCCCTTTGCTCTTAAAGATTCAATCATATCTATTAACTTGCTGTCCCAATTCTCAACGAATCTATGATGACTATCTATTTGCAGTGTATATTTCTGTCCGGAATATCTGCCCTGAACCATATTCCTGGCCCAGCAGACACCCTTGCTATCCATGAAATCTATATCAATAATTTCAACATTTTTAGCAGAGCCAATTAGCTTGTCTTTATTCTCCCAAGAATCAGACTTTGAATTTTGCCAGGCTATGCATATATGGAGATTTTCTGGATTACTAGAATTAATAACCATGTCATTTAAAGTATTATATATATCAGGATCCCTATAGCAAGCGATCTGAACAAAAATACTGTTGTTGGTCATAATGGTTAATGTAGGTATTAGTATATTACTCTCGCACCCATGCTTAATATTAATCAAAAAAACCGATTAGTCAAGATGAATTTACGCTTGACAGAATCATGGTGATGCTGTATAATAAAAAGCTTTAACGGAGGTAGGAGTAATGTACGAAGATACAGGAAAGGCACATCCTAGAAAAAAGTCCAATAAAAAAGAAAGAAAAAGAAAAGATCAGGAAGGAAATTACGAGCAGGATAAAGTCAAGGACTTCAAGAGGAGAAAGAAAACATATCAAGAAGATGACGATGACTGGATGGAAGAAATAAACAGATACTACTAAAATAAAGAAAAAAGATGAAATATATAGAAGAACTAAAGCCGGGCGATGCTTTTGTGTATCGCTCAAATTTTTTTGTAGCTACAGTAGATAAAAGAAGCGGAGGCAGGGTGTTGTGTTATAATCTAAAGGACGGAACTCCCAGATGGCTAAAGGCGCATGAAATGGTGGAAATTAGTCAAGTGTTCGTGCTAGATGAAGAAAATAATATTGTAGCTATTAAGGAAACTAAAAAAGAAGATGTTAATGCTGAGGCTTAAAACATTTGTGAACTCATTGTGGTTTCACATCTGGTCTGGTTTTCCTAAAAGCAGTCTGGAGCAAATAAGAGATAGGTATCAGATATGTATTGTGTGCGAATCATATAACATTAAAGAAAAAATATGTGAAGAATGTGGGTGCAATATTAGTAATAAAAAAGCTTTCCTTAATAAGTTAGCTTGGGCAGACCAAGAGTGTCCTTTAAAGAAATGGAAAAGAGTTGACAAATGACTAGAATCCATAGTAAAATAATAAAGAAGAATAAAAAGCCTAACAATATCTTTATAGTGAACAATAGAGATATATTCGACGCAATAAAAGATAAAACCTCGTGCAATAATAATGGTTGCACAGTAATAGTCCCGCATACTTGCGATAATAAAAACTTATTTAGATCTAGATTTGCGAATGAAATTGCAGCAAGATTTCCTATTGTTAAAGAAAATTTTCACATGCTTGGTGCCTCATCAAAACTAGGAACAAGTCAATATGTTTCTGTATTCAGGAATGCAAAATATAATTACGAAATAATATTCTGTAATATGATTGTAGAAAATATGAATACCGATATATCAAGAAATCTGAATTATGGAGCACTAGTTTATAGTATGGTTGATATTAAACATTACATCCATAAATACAAACAACTTAATGACAATATCAGGGTTGAAATTCATTGTCCTAAAATTGGCTCAGGGTCTGCTGGTGGTAATTGGCATTTTGTAGAAGCCTTGATTGAAGATATATGGAATGGTACTGATGTTTTTGCGTATTTCCCTAATAAGAAAGATAGCCATGAAAACCATTGAATGGTTCTATTTGAGATTAAAAAATAAATATAAAGAAGGCGATGTGGTACTAAAATCTTTAGAGTCCATACTAAATAATAGCAGAATGATATCTAAAGAAATATCTAAAGAATACATTGATAATGTATGTAGAAAACATTTTCAAGATTATGATTTAGATAAATGTGAAGAATTTACTTTCGGTTTTACTGATCAGGACCGTGAAAACTATAGAAAGTTTGCAATAGATCTTATAGAAGGGCTTTCATCGTAATGGAAATATCTTTTATTATAATCACAAATTTAGGTAATGAGCCTAAGATTATCAATCAGATAAAATCTATTAATCTACAAAATATTCCTAAGCATGAAATAATCATATCTGGCAAAATACCTAATGAAGATAAAAGGTTATTGCGTGAACTATCGGATCATATCTCTTTTGCAGATTGTGTCGAGTCAGCTGAAAACGGCGATCTAGGAACCATGAGAAACAGAGCTTGTGACATAGCTTCTTTTGAAAATCTTGTAATATCTGATAATGATATGCTTTTTAGTAAAAATTGGTATAGCAATCTTTTATCTACTGAGGCTTTTGATATTTTAACACCAAGAGTTTTACTGCCAGATGGTACTAGATTCTGGGACTATTGTTGCTATCAAAGTCCTGTGCACGGACACGTAATCTTAAACCCAGAAGAAAAAGATGACTATCTATATATGTCTGGCGGACAAAGCTGGATAATGAAAAAGAAAGTTTTTGAAAAATATAGATGGGATGAAAATTTAAGAATATATAATATGTCAAATCTAACCGACTACGCTAACGGTAAACATAACGAAGATACTGAATACAGCCAGAGATGTAGACAAGATTTTACTATATCTCATGATCATAATCTTATAGTTATACATAATGATTCATCATATACTAATATTGGCAGAATGATCTTAAGAAGGCATAATAGGGCCCCAAACACATGGTGTAAAGATATCAATCTACCGCAAAAAATATTACAAAGTTTCGCAGCAACACTCATACAATCAAGACTCGTTGCAGAAGGTCTCGATGTGTTAAGGAAAATCGTGATAGATTACCCGTCTGATTCTAACCATATTCAAAAATACATAAACTCTATACACAATCAGTATGGAGGAAAACTTCATGGTTCAGAATTTACATTTAATAATACTGTATATTCGGAAATTTTAGATTGCATAGCATGAACAATATATGTACAACAGTATTAATGGGCGGACTAGGCAATCTGCTTTTTCAAATAGCTCATGCCTATACATATAGCCTTAGATTCAACAAGAGCTTTGAGTTGTATAAAAATCTATACCAGAAAGCTCATCATACAGAAATATCTGAATATTCGAATAACTTATTTAATAATATCCACCTTAAAGATTCTTCAGTAGACATGCTTTCTTCTTCTTACGTATACAGAGAACAAAATTTTGGGTATCGAGAAATTAATGAAATAGCTGGCAATGTAATATTTCACGGATATTTTCAATCATATAAATACATTGAAGAATTTAAACCAGAACTTTTACAGTTATTCAACATAAAAGATATTCAACAAAATCATAATACATGTTCTATTCATGTGCGAAGAGGAGATTATGTATCTCTCCCCGATCACCATCCTTTACAAACTATTGAATATTATCAAAACGCAATCAACAAAATCGGAAAATCAAATAAATTTCATGTTTTCTCAGACGATATAGATTGGTGCAAGAATAATTTTTCTTCTTTTGATGCGGATCTAATATATAGCAGCAATAAAACCGCTACAGAAGATTTCCAAGACATGCTCACTTGTGAAAATCATATTATAGCAAACAGTACGTTTAGCTGGTGGCCTGCATGGATCATAAACAATAGAGTAATAGCTCCGAATAAATGGTTTGGTAATTTTTACAAGAACTATAATCAATCAGATCTAATACCTAAAGAGTGGACATTGATATGAATGTCGGACTACTAATTATTGCTACAAACAAATACATTAAATTTGTTCAACCGCTAATAACCTCAGCTGACAAGTTCTTTTTACCCAATGATGAAGTAACATATTTTTTGTTTACAGATAGTGCTGAAAATATACAAACATCCAGAAGAATAGAACATATCAATATACAACATCAACCTTGGCCGTACCCAACATTATATAGATATAAGCACTTTATAGAAAATCATAATAAATTTGATAGTATGGATTACCTATTCTATACTGATAGCGATATGCTGTTCGTAGATTATGTTGATACAGAAATTATTGGAGATCTTGTTGGTACTATACATCCAGGCTTTATGGGCGGCAGAGGCACCCCAGAAACTAATCCCAAATCATTAGCCTGCGTATATCCGCACGAACATATGAAATATTGCGCTGGCGGCTTTAACGGAGGCTCAAAAGAATCATTTTTAAAAATGTCTAAAACCATATCAGACAATATAAACACCGACTTAAAAAAAGATATAATTGCTGTATGGCACGATGAGAGTCACATGAATAGATATTTTATCGATCATCCACCTGAAAAATTCTTAAGCCCCAGTTATTGCTATCCAGAGTCTTGGAACATTCCATTAAAGAAAAAATTATTGGCTTTAGATAAAAATCATAAAGAAATAAGATCATGATATCAATATTGCTTGCTGTTTATAATGGCCAAAAATACATACATCAAAGTATCGAATCCATACTAGGTCAAACCTTTAGCGAGTGGGAGCTGCTGATTGGTTTCAATGGCACGACGGACAATTCAAAAAAAATAGTAGCATCTTATCAAGACAACAGAATAAAAACCTTCGATTATGGACAAGATAAGGGTAAGGCTAAAACATTAAATAAACTTGTAAAAGAAAGTCAATATGATTGGCTAGCCATGCAGGACGATGACGATATATGGTTAAACAATAAGCTTGCCATACAAAATCAATATATTAATGACTATGATGTTATAGGCACATATATTAAATACATTGATGAACAGGGGTATACTATTGGTGGACCTTCTTTAGCAAGCTCACACAATGACATAAAAACTTTATCGTTATCTGGAATAAATCAAATAGCAAATAGTAGTTCTATTTTTTCTAAAGCTTGCATTGAAAAAGTAGGAGGATGGAAAGAAGACGTTGATGGTATTGAAGACTTTGATTTATGGAAAAGACTGCTTTTGGAACGATATGAGTTTTATAATGTTCCTAATTATTTAACGCTACATAGAATACATTCGGCTAGTAATTTTAATGCTAAATCAAAAAAATAATTCAAAGGACCAGACTATATGTATGATGCTTATATCAATACAATCAAAAATGAATTGAATAAGAATCCAGAATTGTGGAATTTTAAAAGAGATACAAACTATAGAGCCATATTAGAGCATGTCAATTTATCTCAAGCTCTAGCATATATAGAACTGTGTTTTAAGAAGTTTGACACAGATAAAAAAAGCGAGTGGGCTGATATCTTCAAAAAGAACGATATGTATGGCAATCCAATTCAGGAAAATTTAGGTAGCAATATTGGAAATTTTTCTCCTTCGAATGCTAGATATCTATATCATTCATTGCTTATACTAAAACACTTGCAAAGCCTAGAGATTAAAAATATTGTAGAAATAGGCGGAGGATATGGTGGCTTGTGTTTATATATAAATTCTCTCTCAAACAACACGTATAATTATTCAATATTTGATCTCCCAGAAGTTATGCTCCTACAGGCAAAATATCTTACTGCACACAATATGCAATGTAATTTTTTAGATTTTCATTCACAATTACCAGATAAATTTTACTTGATTAGTAATTATTGTTATAGCGAAATTCCTGATCTCAGTATTAGAAAAAAATATCAAAATGTGATTGATCGATCTGATGCAGGCTTTATGTTATGGAACGCGGACGCTATGAAAAGTGGAGCCTCTATTAGCGAAACATTTGCTAATAAAAATATAACAACCAGGATTGAAAATCCTTTGACGGCTCCTGGTAATCTTGAGATATATTGGAGTAATTAGTATAGAATGAATTATCTTTTATCATATCCAAGAAGTGGGAATTCATGGTTTCGTTATTGCGTAGAAAATATATGCAAACAAAGAACAATAGGATATCTTTATTCTGATCTGAAGGATAAGGGCATTATGCCAGAGTATAGGGGTAATAATCATTACATACTAATTAAGCGCCACGAGACATCTGATATAGAAAATACTGTTAATAACAAATTACTTTTTATACTTAGAGACTATAATGAAGTTATCATTAGACATCGTGGCAGCGACCATAATATCATCAAAGAACATGAAGAGAAACACTTGGATCCATTTCAGGGTGGCTCATTCAATTATATATCCACGCTAGAGTTTTACGAGCAGTTTATTGGAGATAAATTATTGATTTACTATGAGGATCTTGTGCAAAATACGGAACAAATTCTTTATCAAGCTATATCTTTCTTAACTAATCAGGATCGTTCAGAAGACATTATAAACTTCACAAGACATATAGTGGAACACAAACAGAAATCTATTGCCTTATATGGCGCATCGAAAACAAAAGGTAATTTAAGCATAAAACATTCAGCACACATAAGCCAAAAGCAAAAAAAGATTTACTCTGAGTTTTTAAAGCAGCAATATTCTTTACTCTTTGAAAAATACCTATACAGATATGAACCTTGATACTGGCGTTGTGTACTATCTATTCGGTAATAATTTTCCAAACGAATTAGAAAATTCTGTTAATTCTATCAGGAATTACAACAATATACCAATAGCATTAATAACAGAACAACCAAAGCATGCTAAATGCAAATTATTCGATATCGTCATAGAATCTATTTCTAAAAAGAAACATGGGTGGCACAAAAGAACAGAATCTCTTTTATTAACACCTTTCACGAACACCTTGCATCTGGATACCGACACTATTATTACAGGTAGCCTCGATTATGGGTTTAGTAAATCCCAATTGTTTAATCTAGCCTTATGCCATGCTCCAGCGTATTATGCTAAAACTTTTTTTGATGACACATCGGATAACAGTATTAAACCGATAAATGATGAACAAATTATATACAATGCTGGTGTTATTTTTTACAAAAAATGTGAAACAATATGGAATATGATTAGTGCGTGGATAGAATACAACGAAAAATGCTCAACAATACAAGATCAATGTGGACTATCTAATGCTATAGAATCCATGAATATTAATCCTTTTGTTTTGAGCAAAGGCTGGAACTTTAGGGCGGGTCTATATGCTGAAGGCTATGGACCAATTAAAGTATGGCATTCAAGACAGAGATTAAGAAGCACGAATAATAAAGGATTTTTTAGACTATGAATATTGAACAAATTATATCTTCTAGACCAGATACTACAAATATAGGAGGTAGTGCCCCCTGGAAAATGAGACACCTGTATGAGATATGCAAGAGATTACAACCTAATCTTATCATAGAATCTGGAACATGGAAAGGTAATAGTCTATGGCTACTTAGAAAAGCCTTTATCAATTCAGAAATACACTCATATGATATAGATTATAGTCATTTATTATGGAAAGATAAAACAATAACATATCATAATTATGATATATCTATTGATAACAAAAAATTTAACCCGAAATACAATGATGTTATTTTTTTTGATGACCATATTAACCAAAAGGAAAGATTAGAATGGGCATACAACAATGGATTTAAAAACCTAGTTTTTGATGACAATGTGCCATCTTCAAAATTAGAGGCTTTTGGTATGCCACCTATACCAACAATTTCAATGCTTCAAGAACAGAATCGAATCCCTAATTATGTAGATTATTTTGTTATTCTAGATTATGATAATTCTGATATTTCAACCAGAAATAAAGGACAAACATATCTGACCTATCTCAAAATTAAAAATTGACCTACGATACAAATACTCTTGACATCGCATGTCTTGTGTGCTACAATAACTATTATGAACAATGAACATCTATTCCATCCCGTAGTCGTCGGCATCATAGTAATGGGTATCTTGGGTCTAATTCAGGGATACATGGAATGCAAAGCCGCAGAAAAAAATCCAATTAAAGATCAGCAAACGTCTAAATGCAGCAACGATTATTTCTTCTTTATACATTGGGACTAAATTATGGAAAATGTATTAATAGATAATCATCTATTATTTTATTACCCATCTAATGATCCTGTTGTTTTGCAATTATCAAGGAACAAAATTCTCTTTGGTAAAGCAAACTTCGATATGCTTAATTTTTTTATCAAAGAAGATGGGGCGATTGTTGACTGTGGCGCACACATAGGGACCTTTTGCTTTACTCCTGCCCATAATGGTACAGAAGTTATAGCAATAGATGGTGCTGTTAGAAATGCACAATGCTTAAATAAAACATTTGAAAATATGACAAATGTGATAGTGGAAAATTGCATTCTACTAGATAAAGTAAAGAACTGCACATTTTCTACAACCTATGGACCATTTGGTTACGCTAAAAGTGATCATACCGGTCTTGATATTTCTGACACATTGGATAACATAGTATCTAGACATAATAAAAAAATATCGGGCATCAAATACGATATAGAAGGCAATGAGATAGACGCTATTAATGGATCTCTAGAAACAATAGGCAAATACAAACCGCCATTGTTAATAGAAGTTAATGGTCATTGTTTAAGAATGAATGATAGGAAACCATATGATCTATTTGATCTTTTGGATAAAATAAGCTATTCGTATTTCCTTCCAATACAAAATAAATTCCTGTCTATCAATAAAAATCACAAATTCCCATTTTGCGTAACAGATATTATATGCATACATAATGATAATAGACACGAGTACAATATAGAAATATTACCTTCGCTACAGGAAGAACAAATTAATAATCTAATACAGGAAAACTACAGCAAGTCTAATCAGGACTGTAGAAAATATTTTGAATATATATTATGAACAGACTAAACAAACAAAGGGTTTATCTAGCAGGTGCTATAGATAGGGTGCCAGATAGAGGTACAACATGGAGAAGTGAAATCACTCCATTCTTAGACGATTTAGGATTAACAATATTCAATCCTATCACCAAGCCTACAGATGTTGGTCTTGAAGATCAAGACTCACACACCATCAAAGCGAAATTAAAATCGCAAAAAAGATACGATGAACTTAGTAGCATGATGAAAGTTATTAGGTCTGTGGATCTTAGGCTCGTAGACATTAGTGACTTTATGATTGTTAATCTGGATCTAGAGATTCATCCTTGCGGTACTCTTGAAGAAATTTTCTGGGCAAACAGACAAAAAAAGCCGATACTTATAAGAATGGTTCAGGGTAAAGAGAATACGCCAGACTGGCTATTTGGAACCATACCTCACCAAATGATTTTTTCAAATTGGGACGAGATGAAAAACTATTTAGTCAATATTAATGAAGCAGAGAATATAGAGTCTCATAAGCGGTGGTATTTTTTCTCGGTATAAACTATGAAAATAATAAACGAAATTAAGCTGGATTTTGACAATGTTTTAATCAAACCTAAAAGATCTACACTGTCTAGCAGATCAGAAGTAGACTTACTGAGAGAATTCACGTTCCCCCATTCAAAAAGAAAATTGAACTGCGTTCCTATTGTATCTGCCAATATGGACACAACCGGCTCAATGGAGATGGCTAGAGCATTATCAGGGTTTGATTGCATCACATGTTTACATAAACATTATTCAGCTACTGATTTATTAAATTATTTCAGTGATCCACAAGATCACACCTTTTACTCAACCGGTATTTCTGAATCTGATATTGAAAAACTTACTACAGTCTACGATAAATTAACTCACAAGCCCAATCTTTGCATAGATGTAGCGAATGGATATAGCGAAAAATTTGTACAAACAATTAAAAAAATCAGGGATTGGTATCCAGATATTATTATCATGGCAGGCAATGTCGTTACGCCAGAGATGACTGAGGAATTAATATTACACGGAGGCGTTGATATCGTTAAAGTCGGTATTGGTTCCGGTAGTGTCTGTACTACTAGATTAAAAACTGGCGTAGGATACCCTCAATTGAGTGCAATTATAGAGTGTTCAGATGCGGCCCACGGCCTTAATGGACATGTCTGTAGTGACGGGGGATGTAAAATAGCAGGAGATGTTTGCAAAGCATTTGGTGCTAATACTGATTTTGTGATGCTTGGAAGTATGCTTGCCGGCACAGATTGCTGTGAAGGAGAATGGCAATATGAATATAGATGTGTTAGCAAAAAAGGTGAATGGTGGCAGTCTGCAAATCCCGGATATGATACAGAAAAAAGAAAAACATCTTTGAAATTTTATGGAATGAGCAGCAAAGAGGCTATGGACAAACATAACGGAGGAGTCTCGGACTACAGAACAAGTGAAGGGCGTTGCGTTACTATTCCATATAAAGGCACAACACATTCAATCATACTAGATATACTTGGAGGATTACGTAGTGCGTGTACTTATGTTGGCGCAAGAAAGCTAAAGGATCTACCAAAGAAAACAACATTTATATTAGTCAATGATACCCATAATAGAGTTTACGAAAAATAATGAATATAAATCTCAATATACCAATTAATGATACCGGCTATGGTGTAGTTTCCAAAAATATAGCTAGATCATTACATAAGAATAATAATGTTTCAATATTTCCTATTGGACAAACAGTAGCCAGAAGCCAGCAAGAATATGATGATTTTATGCAAATGATCAATAACTCTATAAACTTCGAGCACTCCGCACCAACTCTCAAAATTTGGCATCAATTTGATTTAGCACAGCATATTGGTAAAGGCAAATATACTGCATTTCCCTTTTTTGAATTAGACACTTTTGACGAAAGAGAAAAATGCCAGATGAAAGTACCAGATCAGTATGTCGTTGCTTCAAATTGGGCAAAAGAGGTGCTTATGCAAAATGGAATAACACAAGATATTCATGTGGTGCCTATGGGAGTTGACAGAGATATATTTAATGATGAGCTATATAGAAATGATATCCTATCAAAAGATAAATATATATTTCTTACTATAGGCAAATGGGAAGTAAGAAAGGGTCATGATCTATTAAATGATATATTTTCCAAAGCTTTTCCAGTAGAAAAGGATGTAGAATTATGGATTTTAGCAGCAGAGCACACCTCTTCGTACTGCACAAAGGAAGAAATTGAACAATGGAAAAATAGATACTCAAATGATAATAGAATTAGAATTATAGGAGGAACAGAAACCCAAATAGATATCGCTAAAATTATTCAATATTCTGATTGTGGCTTATATATCTCTAGAGCGGAAGGATGGAATCTAGAGTTGCTAGAAACCATGTCCATGAATAAGCCATGTATTGCATCAAATTATTCTGGTCACACCGAATTTTGTGACAATAATAACACCTATCTTGTAGATATTGAAGAAAAAGAACTTGCTTTTGATGGCAAAGCATTCAGAAAACAAGGAAATTGGGCCAAATTGTCTGAAAAACAGATAGAACAGACAGTAGAACATATGAGATATGTGTATAATAATAATATTAGAACAAATCCGCAAGGCTTGGAAACAGCACAAAAATTATCTTGGCAGAATACAGCTAACCAAATATTAAAAATTCTTTAAGAGGAAAACGATGCCATTACCAGATAAAAAACCAGATGAAGATAAACAGAAATTTGTATCTAGATGCATGTCTGATCCCAAAATAAAAAAAGAATACCCAGATAGTAAACAGAGGGTAGCGGTATGTATGAATCAAGCAAGAGGAGAGGATTCATCTTTAGTAAATATGGTACATGACATCATTCTTGCAGCTAATCAGCAGTGGGATGATGAGTGGGAAGAATTTGTTTATGAGGTTACAGCATCAGAAGTATATGATGAGGAAGGCAATGCTCTCGGATCAGAATACCAGGGAAGAAAAGTTCAACTAAACAAACCTTTCAGAACTCCTGATGGTCCAAAAAAATTCAGCGTTTATGTAAAAAACGAAAAAGGCAATGTCGTAAAAGTTAATTTTGGCGACCCTAATATGAAAATAAAAAAGAATATTCCAGAAAGACGCAAGAGTTTTAGGGCTAGACATAATTGCGACAATCCTGGCCCAAAATGGAAAGCTAGATATTGGTCCTGTAAGGCTTGGTGATATGCGACTAATTTCTGCTATTCAAAACAATATTACCATAGATAATATTAAATATGCTCAAAATTTTGAGTATATGAAAAGTTCGTACTCATTAATGAGTTTTCCAGAAATAGGCGATATAGATCTTTTTAGAATAGTAGATAACCCACCCGCTAATTCATCAGAAACAACTATCGACGAACTTCAAATAATATCTAGAATGGCAAATAATAGATCTCAGCAAGACATTGATCTTGTCTATCAAGTAGATTATGAACCTCTCGGTATTTTTTATCCGGTAATAGAAGAGAATAATCTTGTTTTTGATGAAAATTTATTTTTTACATCTTACTACAAATGCGTCAGTGCTATAATAGACCATCTCAAATTTTTCTATAACAGAGCTAGACCATTTCAAATAGCAGAGCATCATAATATTCACATTGATAGGATAATCACGAAAACCCATAAAACCCCATCATATCCCAGCGGACACACAATGTATGCTGCTCTAGCGGCAGCTATTTTAACAGATGACTACCCAGAACATAAAACTAAATTTGACGCATTGGTTGACCAGTGTGGAACAGCCAGGGTGTTACAGGGTGTTCATTATCCATCCGACAACGAAGCATCTAAACGTATAATGAGTACCATATATCCAAGTATTAAGTCATATTTTACACAAAGGAGAAAAAATGAACTATAAACAAATCATGAAAGGTGTTCAAGAGCAGCTAACCAAATCCAATGACATGGAAAATGAAACACCAGGACAGGAGTTAATGGAGTATAAGCAAGATTTTCTAGAAATGAATATAGGATCATTAAATGCTATTATGAGACATGCTCAGGATATTCTTGCTTCTCTTGATGATCCCATGATCAAAGAAAACTTGACAGAAAGCTGGCTGCAGGGTAAAATTGCGATAACAGAAGATTACATGCGAACCATACACGATTTTGTAAAGTATGTACCTCTGGGTGACGATGATACTTATGCGGCAGACAAGCCAGGACTTTGGGAAAATATCAGACGCAAAAAACAAAGAGAAGGCGACGATTACAAGCCTGCTAAACCCGGCGATCCTGATAGACCAGATCCAAAACAATGGAAAAGATTAACAAAAGAAGACAAAGACAAAAAGAAGCAATAATTACTTAACAAAAAATTAGGAAAAGGAATTTTCATGGAAATTAAATTTGAGACAATGAACACCTATTTAATGTTGGCCAAAAAAGTTATATCTAAATTTGGTCCACAATTTTACCCAGGACTTGCAAAAGAAATGTTGAGCAATGAGGAGGCTTTATCTGATGTTGCTGCAGCTATTATGAATGCAGACTGGAAATATGATCCAGAAAAACCTACATCAAGTGGACAAAAGAAAACTCTCTATTCATATAGAAATCAATGTGGACTTTGGGCGATAAAAACCTATATTACCAATAAATACAAGAAAAGTAAAAAGGTAAGTCTAGATTTTTCAATTGATGATAATAGCGCCTTGGTAAGCACAATGGTTGATCATAAAAATTTGTCTCCAGCTATTATAGCGGAAACCAAAGAGATAGAGGATAATTTGAAAGCCGATATTAATGAATTGCTAAATATTTCTCCTATCACAGACAAACAAAGAGAGCAAATTTCTTTATATTACCTACAGGGATTTACATTATCCCAAATAGGTAGAAAATTTTCTATCTCAAGAGAAGCAGTCAGACAGAATATCAAAAGGGCACTTAACATAATCAGGAAGTATGATACAGTCTCGCATTAATATATATTTCTTACTAGCTAGTAGATCAAAAACAGGTTTAATACATAATATTATTTCCTCAACAGATGATATACTAACGCCGCCGTCACGAAATATAGACGGCGGCAGTAAGAATATCGATGAATACATCAAAGACATTACAAAAGAATTTATATCGGTAGATTATAACTCTTTAAATTTCATAGTTACGGATATCAATATATCTAACAATATTCTTAATTTAAACTATATGTGTTGGTTACATCCTCAATATTTAAAGAAAGATGCACAATTTTCTCTAATTAACATACAAAATTTACTATATGATAAAAATGTTCAAGCGATTATTAAGTTTATTTAGAGTCTTTACCTATAAAGACAATAGAACTGAACTTAATGTAAATAATAAAAATGGTAGCGTATTATTTTCACATAATGATGATAATACTATGAATATAGAATTCTATCTACCATTTATCCTAAAAGATGATAATAGCGATATGTACAATGAAGAAGATATCGTTAAGAAATCTGAATTATATGCTCAAATGCTTGTATTAATCAATAGTGGGGCGTATAAACAAACTATCATAAATGGACTAAAATATATAGTTAATAATAACGATGATGTTAATCATAAATTATTAGCAAGCAATGTTTTATCTTTTTATCTCATCTTAGATAAAGCCCATTCTCATAATATAGCTGCTAGTGAGGCTTCCATAGAAGGACCAACTATAAAACCAACAGAAGTTTTTAAGATGCAGTAATGTTGGAAAAAGCCCCAAATAGCTTAATATAATTATGTACAATCAATCAGAAATCAAAATAGTATGGCAAAAATGGTCTAATCCATTTGGATCTGAAGAAGAAATAGATGCGATGAATCATTATTTGCCTGAAGATATTGAAGAAGAAATACAACAACACGAAGAAGAACTATATGAACCTAATCCATTAGAAGATCATAATAAAGATATGTCTATGAATAAATTAAGAGTCATAGCAACTCCTATGGGGATATTGCCTCTTACAGAAAATACAGATATATGTAATATATTCAATTTCTGGATTGGTCATTCAAACTTTGATATTACACAAGATATTGCAAATATTATTGAGCAAGTACCTGGTGTTGAAACACTAGATATTTACACAAGGTATCGTTTCAGAGTTGGTGTTGGAAAAGCTTTTGTAGACTCTGATGTAATGAGAGATATTAATGATGAGGTATACGAGTATATAGAAAATGCCAACTAGCTACACACAACATGATATTATACTAAATAATATACATAACTATAACATCAACATTAAGACACGAGACATTTTCTTACATTCCGCAATAGATGGGGAAGAAGAGGGTGGAGTAGATTATAGATCAGCAATTAATTTAGAGAAAAATCTAAGGTTGCTTGATGGTATATCTAGAGAGCCCATACTTATACATATGCATCTTCCAGGTGGAGACTGGGAAGATTGTATGGCAATGTACGATACCATACAAATGTGCAAATCCCACATCACCATTCTTGCTTATGGCAAAATACAATCAGCAAGCAGCATATTACTGCAGGCTCCTGATCTCAGGATACTTATGCCCAACTCTACCACACTAATACATTATGGCAGTATTAGCTTAGACGGAGAGCATAAAGCAGCTACCAGCGCACTACATTGGTCGGCAAGAGAAGCTGCGAAAATGATAGACATATTTGCTGATAGGTGTATTAAAGGTCAGATGGCTATTGAAAAGAATTGGAAAAAATTTATAGCAAAAAAACATATAGAAGCTCAACTTTCTAATAAATCAGATTGGATACTAAACGCAGAAGAAACTGTTCATTACGGTTTTGCAGATGGTATACTTGGCCAAAGAAAGTATATGAGTATAGATAGTCTCAAAAAACATAAATAATGATTATAGAGTATGCACTACACGACCTTACAGAAAATGATCAAGAGACAAAGCAACAACTGCAAAAAGTAATTAATTTTCCAGTTAACTCTTTGTCTGTATACTCTCCTCATCTAAAACTAGCCAAATCTGTGGTTGGTGAAGCAAGATATCCTATAATGGTTAATGCTATGCTTGGATATCCCTATGGTCAAACAGATTCTGAAACTAGACAAAAAATGGTCAAAGATGCTATAGATCTTGGGGCCAACATCATAACACTATCTTGCCAATGGCACTATGCTGTTAATCGTAAATACGATAAAATGCGTAAAGATATTGATATGATGATAGAAGCCTGCTCAGCCAAACCAACAAGATTAAGATATATGCTAGAATACAGGGTTTTTTCATACCAATTAATGCAAAAAATATCTGAAATCTTATTAGAAAAAAATATTAATACCATCTATATTTCTTCTGGTCAATATTTAGATAATATTTACGATAATCTTATTGCAAGTGCGATGATTAACAAAAACGTCCCAGACATACAGATCATCTGCACGGCCAATATTTGGAATCGTGACCATATAGAGCTTTTGCATAAAAGTGAAATTTATGGTCAAACTGTACAATCTATAAATTCACTAGAATTACTATCGTAAAAACCTTTTTTGGTGTAGATAATTCTGTATCGTTAACTTTACAAAAATGGAGAGATTTATTATGGCAACAATGACAACTGGTTCAGCACCAGTAAATAACGGAGGCACCGCAAAAGGTATCAATACATCTAGCGTATTAGATAATTTGTCTGTTGCCTCAGAAACTGTAGACAAAACGCTTCCTAGCACAGATGTTTATGCTGCTAATGCAGATTCTCTACAACTAGACAATTTTCACACAGGTAACACCCCAGTTGCCCGACAAATTACAGCTGGTCTTTTTGCTGGTGATCCAGATAATTTTGATGGAGTTCATGCTAGAGTAGGAACTGCTACGGTTTCCAAGTTCACTACAGCTCTTAGAAGCAATAGATTTAATGAATATACTGGAGAATGGCAATTAGGCTATCCTCAAACAACTAGCGAAACTTATGGAACTGCAGACAGTGGCGCTACTGGAGCAGGAGCTATTTCATACAAAGCTTCAAAACCATCCGTTGTCACAAAGGATTACGATGCATAATTCGCCTTGCTTCACTTAACTTTTTTACAAAAACATTAAACCAGGGTCAAGCTGCTCTGGTTTTTTGTTTGATGTATTGATAAGGTTTGAGATCTAACTTGGATGTAGGATTTATAGAATTTTTCAAAAGGTTTATAATTTATGGCTTGTAGTTGTATATGTGAATATGATGGGGTAGGCCCACCGAGTTACACAGTATATGATGCAGGCACCTGCGGAGACGGCAACCAGGCCTGTTGTAATTGTGACAGCATTTCTGTTTACTGTACCGAAGATAATAATCAAGAGATTTTCGACGCTGAATGCTATGATACCCCGGAATGTCAGGCTGATCAATATTGTGTGGAGGTATATACTGAGTGCTCTAATCAGGGGGCTGGTTGTGATGATGGGAACCAGCCTGATCCAGATCCATGCGCTCAATTCAGCGATGGTCCTATGACTAACGCAGAAGCAAATGCATATTTAACTAGCTTAGAGCCACCATGCGAAGGCACCATTAATGTGGCTGACGGAGATTGTGTAGTGGGCGGCGGTTCGTCAGGATCATGTCAGAGCGACGCTGATTGTGGTGATTGCAATGTCTGCGTAAATGGTGAATGTGCGCCTGGTGGTGGAAATCCTGGCGCCTGCACTGGTGATTGTAAATTTTGCGATAATGGAACGTGCAACGAGACAGGTCGGAATGGAAGCACATGTGAGAACAATGATTGCAAAGAATGTCAAGACGGAGCATGTCAAGCTGTTACAGCGAACAAAGCCTGCAAAGATTGCGGCAAATGCAGTGGTGGTGATTGCGTAGCAGACCCAAACAGACAGTGTGCCAACCCGTGTTGCCAAACTTGTGATCAGGGCGAATGTATAGTAAATAGTCAGTTAACTGGTAATTGCGGTATGACTTGTGATAATCAGGGGCAGCCAGTACCGCCTGCATTAGGACCGTGCCAGCGATGTGTTCAAGGAGGTGGGCCTTGCGAATATAATAAACAAACAAGAGTAGGGCAAACTTGCGCAGAGTGCAAGAAATGTGACGTTAATGGCGATTGCGTCAATGACGATACCCTGTCGTGCGATGACGGATCTGACAGCACATGTAAAAGGTGTAGAGGTGGATCATGTGTAACAGAAGATACATGCTCCACTCAGCCAGGCACATGCAACATATGCCTTGAAATAAACGGTTCAATGAAATGCAAACCAAATCCAGCGTTACCTTGTGTAAAAGACAATGGAGAGTTTGAAAAGTGCTATGTTTGCGAAAACGGAAGTTGTAAGGGTCTAACAAAAAAAGAACTTTGCTATGAATGCAATGATGGAACATACACAAGTTTTAATGGCAAAAACTGTGATATATGCAAATGGTGTAAAAATGATACGTGTCAATGCGATGACAGAGGCCTTGATGATTGTTATAGATGCAATAATTGTAAAGTTGAATGCAGACCTACACTACCAGCATGTGACATTTCATGCCCTGGGTGTAGCAACTGTCCTTTTAGAAAAAGTGACGGCACTTGTCAGAATTGCGTATGCTCTAACATGAGCACATTCCCACCAACACCATTATGGCCAGAGCCAGGGATAACTAGGTGTGATCCCAATACTCGAACATGTCAACCTGTGCCATGTCCTCCAGTCAATAGTGTGCTTGGTCCTTCAAATAGTGGCGGTGGTTTTACCGGTGGTGCTGGTGGCGGTGGTTTTATTGGTGGTGCTGGTGGCGGCGGTGGTGGCGGCGGTGGTGGAGGTGGAGCTGCATTTTTTAGTTTTGCTGCATTTGCTTTTGCAGTTCCTGGTGGAGCCCAATGAACTAAAGTGTTTATTATACTATTCTGAGCAGTTTGGTAAAATACTCCTCCCTTTGTTTGTAGGGATTGTAAGGCAGTTGCTCCTAAAACATTTTGCCCTACTCTGCTAGATGGTACATTTGAGTGTTTATCAACATCTGCTTGAGTGTATTGCTTTGGGGTCCATGTTGCCCCACCATCTGATGATTCCGCAGCTAGAACATATCCTTGAGAGTTAAATCCTTCTCCAGTATTTTCATTACCTCTTTTCCA